AACATAGTTTTCCGCAAATTCTTTAGCTTCCAATAGTGAATTAAATTTGGTTGGTACCAATCTACCAGTACCACCATGTAATCTTTCTACCACACTACAATCAGGGTTATCAACTACATGCTTCACAGTTTCCCAATAACCCCAAAGCAAGAACTTTCTTTTATACATTATGGTGTAGTGAGTTTTTCCGGTGAATAATTTACCGTGACTATCTACCCATTTGTTTTCTATTATTCTGTATTGTACCATAACTTTTATTTTAGTAGATAAAAAAGACCCATTTTCAAGGACACCAACGATAGATTTTGGAGTATGTCGCCATCCACCTTATTTGGTTTTAAACGGGCAAACCCATTATTTTACTCCATCCATATTGTTATAAGCAGTCCTGACAATATTAATGTTCCTGTGAATGCGGCTAATACCATAGCGTTTTTGAACCAAAATGTTTCTCGCTTTTTATTAAGAATCATCATTACCCAACATCCAATAATGAGAATCGTCAAAACTACTATTACCGTCAAATTAATTTTTAATATCATAACTTTTATTTTATTAAATTGGCAATTAATCTACTCTTTTCAACCATTGTCAGTTCCTTGTTTTCAAATAACTTCAGGGTCTGATACACCTTAAACTCGTTTTCGTTAAATTCAGTTGAGTTAGTTTCTTCCATCCATTCAATTTTGACACCAATTTCTTTCATTTGATTTTCCTTTTCAGTATACTCATCACGGAGTTCTTCAATAGAAACTTTGTAGTCACTCATTTCCCATTCATACACCCATCCGGCTCCGGTGCCATTATCAAAACTAATAACCCAAGCTTTATGTATTTCATTATAAGGACCCGTAATAGTGAATCCAATAGAACTTGTAAGATTTGGGTTGCCCGACTTTCGTTTACCCTTAGGCGTTGGTTGTAATTTTACTTTTTTTCCTACCATAGTTTTTATTTTTTGTTTTTTACAATTAAAGATTTTATATAGAAGTTTTTTCATAAGTTTTTTGTAGCCAGTACAGGATTTGAACCTGTGATAGTATCCATCAGCACATTGGTTAAAGCAGATACTCCGTTGTTTGAGGTTCATGGCAGAACCTATTCCAATGTTTCGGTGCGTGTACCTCTCGCCACCTGACTATATTTTTAGTTTTGGACGAACGCCTTGTCCGCCCAAGTTTTAGCACCCATTCTACCCCACAACTCCATATCACACATATCAGGAAATGATTGTCTCATATCACCTACAGTCAACACATCCAAAAATCCTTTATCAATAGAATACCATTTGCCACCTTTGGTTGTGAATACATTCATCCAAGTAATTTTTCCGTTATCATAGGTGTGTTTCACTTGAATGTTAACCAAAGAATTTTTCTTGAATCCTGAAATAACTTCTTTCGGTGTTGTAGTCCAATCAGAGATATTGATGAACCCTGCCTGACATTTAGCAGCCACACGGAACTCATATTGTTTATCTTCTTTAAGGTGATTAGACACCATAATACGACAAGGTTTTCCTTTAACCATTGTCATATAATTTCCGTAGAATACGTCGCCAGCCATTGTGCCGGTTGTAAGGTTAATTACTGTTGTTGTTGGGGTGGTGGTAGTAGTCATTATTTGTTTGTTTTAGAATGTAAAGATAAGGGGTTATTTTGGTTCTGCCAAAAGTTTTTTTAATTTTTTTACACGATTTTGAAATGTAACATTATAGAAATATTCAAAAGATTTTTCCTTGAATTTGAATTTAATCTCAGTCCCTGATGATATTTTCTTATATGCAGCACCCCAATTCATACCATCATCCACCATATCAACCACGTTAATACTCACATAAGATTTAAGAACACCGCTAATATAAACTGAAATTTTTGTTTCAGGATTATATAAACTTCTACTATAATCTATCCCTCTTGGGTCTTCAATAAAACCTTTTTTTCTAAACTCGTTCTGTAAAGAATTTATCATTTCTACGTTAGTCATAAGTGATGTTGTGGTAGTAGTCATTATTTGATTGTTTTAGAATGTAAAGATAAGGGGTTATTATTTAACTGCCAAAAGTTTATTTAACTTTTTTAAAGGTTTTTTGTCGCCGTACCATCCTTTTCCGTGTTTTTTGCAACGTGTGCATCGGTAATCAGCAGTCCATCCATAAACCCATATCTCCTCCCAACGGTGAGAGCAAATTGATTGTTTTAATTTCAACATCATTTTGTATATCTTATTCATATCTTTGATTGATTTAGAATACAAAGATATACCTTTCCAGAATACCAGCCAAATTTATTTTAAAAATTGTTTTATCACCACAATATTACCCTGTCCCTCATATATAGTATTTCTTAATATTTCCCCACTATCACCCTTTGTTCCCCTCATTATTTGGAGGTATTCTGGTTCGTTTGAATAGAACACCTCCAACCACACGTCATCTCCATTTGTCTTTGATACAAAGGAGTTTATATCGGTTACAACGGTTATAAACCCAAGTTCTTCAAGTTCTGTGTTCGTCATATTCTTTCAGGTGATTTATAGTATAATTTTAACCAATCTATAAATGATATTGAGTCCGTAAATGGCCCACCAAATGCCGGATATTGTTCCTTTGAGTATTCTTCATATATGTCGTCCCAAATCTTATCATTACATAATGCTAATGTTCCTTCAAGTTCAGGATATTCGGATGTAGTATATGATGTTACTGATGGTAAACCACTATACTCACATATTACTTTTTTATCAAGTAATTTAGCATATTCCTTACCTTTACCTGTATAGTGGTCTACTATAACACACCAATCAAATTCCACTTCATTACCCTCCAAATTTAAATCTAATGGTAAAAAATATTGGTATTCGGGATGTAATGGAAGAAACTGCATATCTCCATATCTTACCACCCACCCTTTGTCTGTTTTATTTAATGTTCCTTTCATAATTATTTATTTAAAAAATGGTGGAATTTTTGTTATTGTTCCGTTACTATCGATTTGAAATGCAGTTTTTCCGTTTTGAACTCTAATAAGAGAACCTTTTTCCATCCCCAAAATTACAAATTTTTCTTTAGATAATCCACAATTTACAAAATCAAATAATCCTGCAGGTTGTGTCGCCACTCTTGGAGGTAATTCATTTACAATCACACCAGGAAAATAACAATCTTTAAATAAGAATGGTCCTCCACCCGGTAGTGTATGTTTTGTTATATATAAACTATCAGAACTTTTACTATTGATGATATGTGCGTTATATCCCCACTCATCAGATATTACATTAACTGAACCTGATGGATTGGCGTGAATAAATACACCATACTTATTTCCAAACAAACTTAAATCTGTGTATTTGTAAGCATTTACATAAGCCCCGTGTTCCAAACCATATAACCCATTATTATAAATGGTAAATCCTTTAACTATATGACTATGTGAATCGTTCTGCCAAGTAAAAATACCATCACATCTATTGTTATGAGATATATTACTATCTAATATCCAAACATTATCTGTGAAATTTGACGCTTCAGGCCACAAAAATCCTGAAGCAGAACCACTACCATAATTACCAACCGCAATACATCTTTTTGCTGTGTTATCTCTACCTGAACCCAAATAGAAACCTGTTAATCTATAACCTCTAAATGGTGGGTCGCATTTAGTCATCGCAGCAACACAACCTGTGTATGTTGTATTGTGACTATTGTTTGTTGTATCTTTATCACTTGTTGGAAAGTCCCACCAATAAGCCTCCTCAAATGTGTTATAACTTATGCAGTTCTCAAATAAAACTCCGTGAGATGCATGAGGAACATACGCGTGTGAACCACAATCACTAACCACAACATTTTTAACATAAGAACCTGTGGTTGCATATCCGTTCATATGTAGGTGAAGTGCGTATCTACCCGTAACCTTTGTTGTATAACCAGAACCATCTGGTTTTCTCGGTCCCATATATCTTATCTGCACATTTTTCATAGTGAAAGGCGTATTAACCATTCCAATATTAATATGACTTCTACCTGTTGGTGTCCCCTCAATTCTAACATTTCTTGTTAGGTTTAATACCTCCGAAGTTAAATAAACTTTTTTGAATGGATTATAAACTCTTGGGTGGTTATATATAATTGGACTATCAAGAGTCACGACATTACTTACAACACTAACAATTTTTCTTGTATCAAAACCATTATAAAAATTTGGTTGTTTATTATCTTCAGTTGGAGTAATTGCAATAACATCTCCCGCTTTCCAATTTGCAGGTGCCCTATTTAATACTATTTGATTTGAGCCTTTTAACACAGAGTCCTTCAAATAGACATATGGAGTTTTATCATTTCCAAGTAGTGATACCGTACCACTATTTCTAACCCAAAGCCCAACATCCGTTCTAAATATATCCATACCTCCACCAACAAATTTACTCTCATCAACATTTTTAAAAACTATTGTATGAATATTACTCATTAGTAATGGGGACATAATAAGTTTTCCAAACACATTTATATTTTCGGTTGAATAAAGTGTAATTGACCTACTTTTTAAAAACTGAAGAGCCCCTGTCTTCATAACCTTTAACCCACCAACTTCTACGGTTGTATCAAGGGTTAAAACGTGTCCTGAATTTACGGTAATTGCAGCACCCGTAACAGGAACTTTCTTACCAACCCATACACTTTTATCAGTCCATTTTCCGCTTTTAATTGTTTGTGCAGTTTGAGCACTCAAAATTTGGGTAATAAATAACATACCCAATAACATAATCTTTTTCATTTTTTTCTTGTTTTTTTTATTTTATTTCAAAGTAATATTCGTCTCTTATTTCACCTCTCAAATCTGCAATGTCTTTTTCATCAGGTAGTTTAACCAACTTAACCCTGTTATATAAAACACCACCATTTAAGGTGTGATATAATTCAACGGCGTTATTGAACGCATCTCCGTCAAGACAGATAATCACATTCTTTTTTGCTTTGTTATATAGGTTAGTAAATAAAAGCTCGGATAGGTGTTTTCCAAGCATAGGAATTGAGTTCTTAACGAAGACGCTATCAAACGCACCTTCTACCAAATAAATATCTTCATCCCAATTAATTAGATTTTCGTTAAAGATTATTTGGTCTTTTTCAACCGCAGGATTTTTATATTTCATCTTTGCTCTCGGATTCCAAGAGCGGGCAATAAAATAATTAAGTTTCCCATCCTTATCATAAGATGGTATGATTATTCTACCCTGAAAGTCTCCCGTCGTGGTGAGCCCGATATTACACCTCTCACAAATCTCATCTGTTATTCCACGGCTTTTAAGATAATTAAACGCCTCCTTATGTGGGGGATATACCGGGCTCGCTTCCAATACCTTTGTATAACCTTGAGGTAATCTTAATATGTTCTTTTTCTTCTCTTGTACCTTGAATTCATCGGGGCGGATAAGAAGATATGTTTTCTTTAATTTCTTATTTCCATAATCATCAAATAACTTTCCAAGTGGCCCTGATACTCCGCACGACCAACAATGGAAAACAAATTTTTCAAGCGATACTTCAAGGTTTCCTTTATGTCTTCCTTCGTCGCATTCAACGCAATCATACGAAAATTGTAAATTTGATTCATATGACTTCCTCGGCTCCCCAAGGACTTCCTCAATAAGTTCCAATACTACTTCTACTTCATCAGACATAATACAATATTAACAAATTTGATATGCGTTGTGAACAATCTTTTTCATAGATGTTGCATCACCAGTATTACCAATTACAGAACCATTCTTTAATGTGAATGCGTGTCCTTTAACAATAAGGATATAAGTTCCTGTTGGATACTTTTTAATAAATTGATTAAGAGTTGTTCTTTTAAGCTTATTGGTTGTTTTATCAACAGTTTTTAAAAACCAAATTTCTTTAATGGTTTTTCCATTTAATGTTTTTCCCTCTTTTGAGAACTGGTCCATTTTAGAAGAAACATACATTGTTCCCTTTCTATTTTTTCTATCAAACTTTTCTTTAACCCAAGTATGAGCTTCGTCATATGGGATTTCATAAGAGGATGCAACGGCTCTTACAAAGCAGTCATTAGATTCGGATTGTGCAATTACTGATTCGGAATATCCGATAATTCCTTCTGTTCGGTTGATGTATGGTAGTTGTTTCATAATGTAAAGGTATATAATAGTTTTGAAACTGCCAAAATTATTTTAATTAATAGGTAAATTGTTTCTCATCTTTTTTTAATCTAATCCATTCCATTCTATTTTTAACCCATAACGTATCACCTTTTTTACATATTAAGTATACTTTTAAATTAACATTATCCCAAATTTCGTTATTTTCATCAAGTATAATATGAGCATTCTCGTGCCAATTTCCTGTTCCAAAAACAAGGTCTTTGGTTACTTGATTTTCGGAATACTTTTCTTTGACTACAATTGGTCTCCACTGTTCTTCGGGATTTATATCTTCACATCCCACTAAAAAAGAACTGATAATTGTTAATGATAATAATATTTTTTTCATTTTGTTTTGATTTAGAATACAAAGATACTCCTTTTTTTGTTACCGCAAAATTTATTTTACAAAGTTCTGGTAATCCAATTACATATTGCATTAGACATAGATATATCCTCCTTCGACATATCAATAATTTCATCATATGTCTTAACAATAACACTCCCATATGAATCAATTTTGTGATTTGGGTTGTTGGTATACACATCCACTATCCCGTTGTCCCCATTATAGTAATTACATAAGTCTTGGACACAGAACTCGTTTTTGTGGGTTTCCCATCTTATGGAGCCGTAACATCTCAATTGTGTTACATATAAGAACCCATCAGGAGTATCCAATATCTCCATATAAAGTCTGTCGGCTTTTTCTTTAGCCTTTTCATATTTTTCAATTAACTCTTTCATATTATTTAATTTTTTAATCTAAAACCATTTCAGAATCAAAATACCAAGACGCATACATTAAACTTATCGTTAATGTTAATTTTTTTTCTCGGCATTTTTTATAACACCAAATAGCCTTTTTAATACGGGGGATAGATATAGACATATTATTTAATTTTATCGTAATCAATTAAATATACTGCAATAAAAAGTGCAATATACATCAAAGTCATAAATAACATATCGATTAGTGATATGATATTAATGTCGTAATAACAATCACGCATTAAAAAAATGTAAACTAGTGTGATGAGAATAAAAATAAGATTTCGTTTCATATTGATTGATTTATGAAACAAAATTAGAAAATCATTTTGAGATTACCAAATGTTTTTTGATTTTAAATATGCCAGAGCGCACGTATATGCGTCAGACATATCAAAGTTTTCTTTTTTGAGAGTATTGTTTTTGGTATATAACCAAGTAATTTGAGGTTCTCTTTTGGCAACTTGTTCCCAAATTAATATTTTCTTATCCGAATCCCTTGGGTACCCTCCAAATAAAACAAATTTACCTTTATCATTTTCTTTAACAAAAAACGGAAATGCGAATTTTCTTGAATTATATGTTGTTATTAGTTCAGGAACTATTCCTAACACATCATATACTTCTTTACAAATAAGAGTATTATAACGCATAAGAGTTCCTACCGTATATACATTATTTGACCCTAAAAGAGGTTCTTCAATAACAACTGTAGTAATTCCAAGTCCAACATAAGTTTTTATTTTTTCCCTAAAAACTTCCGCCTTCAAAAGTAGTTCCTCAATCTTATTTTCAGTTTTAACTTTAGGTGAAATGTGAGTTAATTCAAGTAGATTTTTTGACTCAATATCAAATAAACAAATTCCAACACATTTTGTGCTTACATCTAACCCAAGTATTTTAGGAGAATCTTCCTTTATATCTTTCTTCATATTATTTTAATAATGATATTAGAACTTAATTATTAGAAGTCAAGTTTAACCACAAACTGTTGTATACCCTGTCTTAATTCAGGTGATTGTAATTTTGTTACAACCAAAAGTTCTTTTTGTTCGTTTAATAAACCAATTTCTGTGATGTAAGATGTTGTTCCTGAAGCCCAAGTTGGGTTTGAAGTATTACTAAATTGGTTCCTACCAAGATTACATAAAAATCTCATTTCGTAAATAGTTGCCATTATATCGGTTTCTACATTACCATAAAAATAAAATTCATCACCGAAATTCATTATATCAGGTGAGCCATTTGGAACCAAATTAATGTAATTATTTAAGTTATACGTAGGGGCAGAATTATAATTTGTTGGTGATATTTCAAATGTTGTTCCTGTTATTCCGCTCATAGTTAAAAATCCGTTTACTGTGGTCGCGCTTATCATATCTGTAACATCAATCATCTTCCACTGCGTTGGGTCCGGTCTTAAAGTATCAACTCTTTTTTGGCAAAGTATTTGTAATTTGTTTGCAGAAAAACCTGAAAGGCTTCCTTGAGTTAAGAATGGAAATTCAGCTCCAAATCTAATTGCAACATTTTGAGAACTTGTGGTACATCCTGTATCTGGTCCAAGTATTGACGAATAATAATTACAGTGCAGTGAATTTGTAAATCCTGTATTATCAAATCTATACGTCACCCACATAGTTTCTGCACTTGATGCCATAATTCCGTTTAACTCGGCATTACTAAAACAAGTATTTGGTGTGATTAGTGATAATTTAGGTGCAGGTAAAGTCCAGTTTCTATTTGACTTATAAGATAAAGCCGCAACAACTTCCTCATCATCTATTACAATAATTTGTTGGTCCGGAAATACTTTACCAATTCTATTAAGATTTTCATTTAAATCGGGGTTATTATCCCACAAATGATAATATCTAATACCAGGGTCATTCATATCACTATTCTCGTTTGATTTAATGTAATAAGGTTTACATAAATCATAATTTTCAGGGTCAATATAAAAATCAGCACCTATTGTATCACCTGTACTTTTGTGCCACATAAGTGTTGGTAAACTTAATTTGAAATGTCTTGCTAAACCTACTTCATCTGTTGGATTTTGCGGGTCAAATGGTTCTGTTGCAAATTTTTCACCATAAACAAAATCAATATCTTGGTTAGTGTAGTGTATAATTGCAATCGCCTTTTGTTCCTCAGGTTTTACTGTTATTTTTTCGTCAAATGAATTGTAATAAAAAACTTCACTTGTATCTGTCTGTCCTGTTGGTTCATTATATCCAAGATATTCTTTTGTTCCAACATATGTTACAGAACCAAATTTTGAATAATCTTCGTGAGTTGAACTAAATAATCCTGCGGGGCTTTCGGTCCAAGGAATATTCATATTCCAAATAACAGTATTTTCTCTATTTGTTACATCACAAGGAGATTCAAAATTTAAAGTATCTAACTGCCAAAATGAATATGGTGTTACAGTATCATAAAGTTGCGTCATTCCTGATGGATAAACGTGAACTCTTGCATATTGACCACTTGAGGTATTTGCAGTATAATTTGGTACTGTTCTGTCTAAAGTAAGACCATAACTATTTGTATATGCTGTTAATGATTGAATTTTATAAGTTAATACAGGTACTGTTTCAATATCATTACAAGAACCAATTCCATCTAAATATATTGTAATAAAATCATTAACTTCAGGTGTTCCTGTTGTTGGAGAACATAAATCAAAATCAATAATAATATCTGTCTGTCCTGATAGTGTACTCATATCAACCCAATAATTAGAGTTCATAGTATATGCGGAACTATTGTTAACAATCCAATTACTTGTTCCACTAGCACAAATACCAACATAAACATATGAACCAGGCCCCGAAATTTTATTTACACCATAACTATCTTCAACACAAACTTCATATATATTATCATCAACAGGAAATGTTATCGGTGACGCACCTCCGCAAGGTATAAATTGAAAATACGTTAGAGGTCCTCTTTGTCCAACTAACATATATTTTGAACACCCAATAGGATATGTAAAAAATCCTTTTGAACCTGCGGCGTTGAATACCTCATCAATTCCACTATCTTGAAAAGGAATACCATATGTATTTCCGTCTCCACCATTAACATAATAAGGATATTTGATGTTTTGTTTGTTTGACTGTGGTGTTCCTCTATCATTTTGAGCACAGAATGCCGGCATCAAAATATTATTATTTACCTGATTATAGTTTGGAACTGCGGTATAACTAACTTCACTATCACCTATTTGGAAATAAGAAATATTAAAATTACCCTGTGATATTCTTCTTCTACCAACATCGGTAATCCTTGTGTTAACTAAACCTGAAGTATTTTTTATTATATATGACATCTTTTATAAATATCTTTTTTATTTTTTTTATCTTTGGATTTCGTCTTTAATAATTGATGACGCATTCTTACTAAAATTAACCGTACAACATTGGCACCCACTAACAGGGTTTTGTGAGTTTGCCGTGTTTTTAACGTCAATAGTATTATTTAATAATGTGGCACATCCCGAAGCATTTACACTAGGGTTTGTTATTATCATTTCACTTATTGAGGTCCCAGTCAATCTATCAGCGTTAGTCATTGATATTTGATACGAACTATCTATTGTTGTTCCCGTATTGTTTTCGCCGGCACAAAATGTTCTAGGAGTGACATACGTATTTGTTACCGTATTTACCGTTGTTTGTAAAACAGAATTCAAATAAACAAGTGTTTGTCCCGAAATTTGACCCGAACCAGGTCCATATATTGTTTGCGTATCTAAGATTGACATTAAGAAATTTATACTTGTTCCAATATCTATTGAATTATCAAATTGTAATTCCCAATCAGTTTGCACTACTTTTCTTCTTTGTGGATTAAATGTATCAATTAAAACTCTTTGATTTGTTGTTACAATACTACCATTATATGTTTTTGGTAAGTTGTCATAGTTTACCGTAGCATTTAATTGTAGTATTGAATTATTACTATCTTTAACATTAACAAGATATGTATTTTCACATAAACCATTAAATATATTTGATTGCTGATAGTTTAACCCATTTATTGAATATTGATAAACTCCTGTTCCTCCTACGGGATATATAACAATACTACCATTACAAGGTGTTGTGTTTTTACAACTTGTGTTCGTAGTGATAATATCAGCATTTAAAGGTAATGCTCCTGTACAAGTTCCTTGTATTACTTGTAAATTTAATACTCCAGCGGCTCCTCTTCCCGTTGCATACCAACCGCTATCAGGTGTATTAGATACATTTAAAGTTGTAAACACTAATCCTGTTATAAAGGTCATTTCCCATCTACCATTACCTGAACCTGTGTTTGATATTCTTGGATTCCAAAATATTTTATATGTTGTTGTTCCATCAAAATATTCCCATTTTGTTTTTCCGTTTTCAGTACCATTTGGAGTAAAAGAAAAATTATAAATTCTTCCCTCAAAACTAAAAGTCATACACAAATTTGGTTGTGTTGGTGGGGGTAATTGTGGTTTTATTTGTATTTGTGTGAAGTTTTTACAACTTCCATTACTTTTTATTATTATTGAGGATGAAGTATCTGGTATGGTAACTCCAACGCCGATAAATAAGTCATTATAAGTAACCGCTGTCGCATTCAATCCATTTGAAATTAAAATTGCATAGTTTGACGATGATATCACATCATAATAAATGTCATAATTTGCCGTTGAATCTCCTGTTGTTAACTGTACTGTATAATTTACTGACATAATTTTATTATTTTAAGGACAAATTCCAATATCTATTATTACTCCATTATTATCGACTTGGAATACATATTTACCAGCCAAATAATTAGCAGATAAAGAATTTGTTCCACACATCTTTAGGGTAATCCAATTATTTCCTCCAACTAAAGGAATATTATTTATATAGTCATCATATATTTTATCACCTATTACCAAATTAGATATTTTTCCATATGCGTTGGTGAATGATACACCCGTATAAGAATATAATCTATCTTGTGAATAATTTGAACAAGAGTCTGCCGAGGTCGCATATAAAATATTAGAACCGAATGCAACATTGCCTTTAGGAACCGAAGCCAAACTAGGTACTGCGGCAACATACATCCAACCTTTAGGACTATTAATTATAGTTGAATTATATGAAGTGTTAAGTATTTCTAAATCAATACCTTTAAACCCTACTTGATTGGTTCCTCCACTTATAAGTAAATCCGCATTGAATGTTGTGAGAGACGATGTCATATTCACATCAAAATATATTGTTGTTGGTGAAATTTCATTTAATGAGTTTCCATTAACATTTGTACTTCCTGTCAAATAAACCGGTGATATTAAATCTGCTTTAAGATGTACAATATCTCCAGTTGCCCCTGAAAGTGAAAATGTTCTTGATTGTGAACCCGCAGCTGCAATATTTGAATCAAACCCATAATAAATCCATCTAATTGTTGTTGGAGGATGACTAGGTGTTGGGGTTTGTGTTGGGGTTTGTGTTGGTGTATTAGTTAATGTATTAGTTGGTGTTTGTGTATTAGTTGGTGTATTAGTTGGTGTTGGTGTGTTAGTCGGTGTATTAGTTGGTAGTATCTGATTTGCATTCCCATTTAACTCGCAATTTATTTTTGGTGCGGTTACTGTACAAGTTGTTGTTCCCGTATAATCACCATAATAATCTACAACCGTACAGGTATAACTTCCCGGTAATAAATTATTAATTGTACTTGTTCTCGCACCCGTATTCCAATAATATGTATAAGGACTTGTTCCACCTGTTACAACAACTGTTATTGAACCATTATTTGTTGTTTGACTTGTCGCATTTGTTGTTTGACATTTAAGTCCCATAGGAAAACTAACTATAACATCGCAACTATTTCCATAAACATAAACAGGTGGTGGTTCGGGTTCAGGTGTAAATGATGGTGTCGGTGTAGGTGTTCCTGTATTTGTTGGTGTTGGGGTGAATGTTGGTGTAATACTTGGTGTTACTGTTTGTGTTGGTGTTGGTGAAGGTGTTATGCAAGGATTAAATCCCGCCGTCGGTATGGTAATAATATTTGATGAGTGACTTAATGATGGATTAAAATTAAATGTTCCAACAGCACTAGTATAAGTATATGCCGAGTAATTATCACAGCAATCATAATAGTAGATATATTCACCATCTTGAGAATAACCAACAGTACAACTTAATCTAGAATTACAATCATTACAACCTGTTGTTGATTGTGAAGGTTTTGATTGTTGGAATGGGTAGGCATATGAAAATGTATCTTCAATAATTGTTACACATCTCTGAGTAAATCCATATGATAAGTCATAAGTTTCAATTAAATATGTGTTACCTATTAATAAAGTATCGGTTGATGCGGATAAAATATTTTCTGAGGAACTTCCACATTCAATGTAACGATAATTATTAAAACTTGATGTTCCTGTTAATGAAATAACTCCTGAACCACCTTTAACTAAAGCCCAATAAGTACCTCCACTACAATAATACCCATCAGGCGCTGCCGGTCCTGTACAATTTGAACCAACATAAATTATTCCATTTTGTGTGAATGTTGTTACGGAATAACCACTTGTAGCGGCATTTGTTGCAATATAAGCCGTTTGTCCTGACGATAAAGATAAATTAATACAACTAGGCATATTATGGACAAATTTCAAAATTGTTTATTTGTCCAAAACTACTTATTTGAACTATGTAAAAATCATTACCAAATTTCATTTTTATATAATTGTTATTTCCGTTATATGGTGTATATAAAACACCACTTATATATGTTTGATATACATATGCACCTATTACAGGAACCGTATTACTTTCACTTATGTATGTATATAAATAATTAACACTTAATGTATCATAACAAGTGTATCCACTTGTTAAAAATATTGATTTACCTATTAAATGACTTGCAATAACAGGTGTTGTGGTTGGTGTTGGTGTGGTTGTTGGAGTTTGCGTTGGGGTTTTTGTATTAGTTGGGGTTTTAGTTGGTGTTGGAGTATTAGTGGAAGTTTGTGTTTGAGTCTGAGTCATTGTAGGTGTTTGAGTCATTGTAGGTGTTTGTGTAGGTGTCGGCGTGATATAAACATTTTCACCTACTTCACACAGCTGAGAATCAACTATTTTAATGACAAAATCAGTATCACAGTATGGTGATGGTACATCAAATTCATAAGGAAATGTTGACTCTGTAGACACAAAAACACAGCTCGCACTCATCGCATCACAATAGTATATGTCTACAGGTGTATTTGCGGTTACGGTTGATATGATTACTTTTTGACTCATTATGATACAACAGTTTCTCCTGAGATTATGCAATTATTTGCGTCTATTATTTTTAACATATATGCGGTTGAGACATTATATGGATATGGTATTGTAAACGTATATGGAGGTTCTGCAATTCTTGTTATATAAAAACAACCTGTTCCTCCACTTTGACATATATAAACATCAAATGGTGTTTGTCCCGTTATCGTATTTATTTCAACTTCAATTCCCATATCAAATAAATAGGTTATTTGTATTATAATAATTTAATAAACAATCATCACAAGTATCAAAACTTTGTGTAATTGTCGGTGTAATTCCTTCTGTATAATTATACTCAGAAACAATTCCTTCGTATGATATTATAGTATAACAAATATTATCAATATCAATATTAACGACTGATGATATATCCAAAGTTGATGCTGTTGAGCCATAAACAGTTAACCCTGATATAGAACCGTCACAAGCATCTACAATATATTTTTTATATAAAGGACAAGTCGTGCAAGTATAATCGTTCCAAGCAGGTGTGTTAATTTCATATTCAGTATCTGTTGGTGTTGTAACAATAGAATTTAATGTTACACAAAAATCATCTCCATCGGTATTGTTAACTCCAACAACTTGACCTACTGTAGGTATTAACTTTAGTATTCCTGAAGTAGGTCCGACATTACAAACTTTTACATATACCGTATTACCACTATTACAAGTAAGAGCACTAAATACAACTGTTGTACAAGCACTAACCGTAGTTAAAATACAATCATCACAAGTTGGATATACAATATCTACAACATTTGTAAAATAGTTTCCGCTATAACTTAATGATAAAACATTAATTGGTGGAATATATGTATCATCACTTTCACCCAAATAGTTCCAACAATTACCTAAACTATCTTTAAAAAAAGTGTTTGGTAAATTAGTAAAACCCAATTTACTTGTCTGTATAATTTGCGTGTTGTAAGTTGCATAAGATGCAACAGGTACACAACTTTGATATATATAAACTTTACTCATTTTAAATTAAAATTTTATGGTTCAACTCCCCCATCTGTTATATTCCAACCGTATCCTGTTGGTGTTGCACCTGTTAACAAATCTTTACCAGCTTGTCCGTCTGCAGTATATTTTGCGGTATAGAATGATATTGTTCTTCCCGTTTGTACTGTTTTACCTCCTGATGTCCATCCTGTGTATATATCTGTTAGATTAGTTGCTGATAACGTTGATGGTGTTTTACCATACATAAAATTTGTAAAATTAGTAACTGCAGAAACATTCCAATTACCAATTGGTTGATTAAATTGATTGGCTCCTGGTACCCCATAGAACATATTAATCATATTAGAAACCTTAGATGTATTCCATCCACTTAAAGGTTGGTTAAATAATGGTGCCTCTTGGAACATAGAAGCCATAGAAAGAACATTTGATGTATTCCAACTTCCAATTGGCTGATTAAATTTAAGTGCCCGATAAAACATTACTGACATATTTGTAACCGCACTTGTAGTCCATCCTGAAATTGAAGTTGAACCCGAATTATCAAATTTGGCGGTATTTTGGAACATAGCAGTTGTTGCGGTAACACTTCCCAAATCCCAATTTCCTAAATCTTGGTCAAAATTATCCGCATTATCAAACATACTTGACATATCAGTAACCTCCGAAGTAATCCAACTATTTAATGGTTGATTGAATACCGAGCTGGCAAACATATTTGTCATTGTAGTCACACTTGATACATCCCAATTATCTATTGGTTGGTTAAATGATGTCGTTCCATAGAACATATATGACATATCAGTAACCGCGCTTGTTGTCCATCCACTAATATCAGGATTACCTCCATTATTAAATGGTGTACTAAGGAACATACGATTCATAGTTGTTGCGGACGAAACATTCCAATTACTAATATCTTGGTCAAATTTAGAATTTGCAAACAAATACGACATATCAAGAACCTTTCTTGTATCCCAACTTGACATACTTGGTGTACCTGAGAATTTAGTTGCGTTATAGAACATTTGTGCCATAGTTGTTACTCCCGATACATTCCAACTACCAACATCTTGTGTAAAGTTTGTCGAGCCATTAAATGTTGCGCCCATATAAAGAACATTTTTAGTGTCCCAACTTCCTATTGGTTGATTAAATGCAGTATTTGCTTGGAACATACTATTCATATTCTGAAGTGATGTTATTTTCCAATTATTAATATTTGGATTTCCCCCATTATTAAATGGACAGTTAGCGAACATACTATCTGTTCTTCTAACATTTGCAAGTGTAGATACATCAGGAGATATTCTCTCCCAATTACTTATATCTTGATTAAACTTACTTCCATTAAACATATTTCTCATACCACTATATGTTCCGGTTGCAGTAACGTTGGAAACACACCATCCGCTTATTTGTTGGTTAAAGGAACTTGCGGCGTAGAACATATGACCCATATCAGTATTTGCAGACATACTCCAACTACTTAATCCATCTCCTGAACCATCACCAGATGCCAATCCATTATTAAACAAATAAGCCTGTGAAAATGAATAATTTGACGCACCAATTTTTTTCATATCAGACAAATAACCATATTCATTTGGTGTATCCCTTTCCCATCCTGTAATATTTCTATTGAATTTTTGTGCGTTATAGAACATATAACCAATCGTGGTGTTTGCAGACATAGTCCAACCACTAATACTATTACTTCCTCCATTATCAAATGCCAACGCTGTGTTAAACATAGCACCTGTATTTCCAACTTTATGAGTATCCCAATTACCAATATTTTTATCAAATTTATAAGCATTATTAAACATATTACCCATATATGTTACCGCACTTGTTGTCCATCCGCTTAAATCGTCATTGAAATTTGTGGCAAGCATAAATGTATTACCCATATTTTGTACATTGGATGTATCCCACTCATTAACTCTATTAATTGTTGTTAATGAAGTACATAGATAGAATGCATTAAATAATGTTGTAGTATTAGTTAAGTCTAAAACATCGGTTACACCAGTCAAAACTAAATTTCTACAAGTATCAAAATAATATCCTTGAGTTCCTAATCTTAATGGACCCCACTTATTAACTTCTAAAATTTTATATTTTTCAGCTGCATTACGACTATCAGAAATACTTGCACCCGCACTAACATCATATTGAATACCACTCAAATTACCTGGGTCGGCATAAATATTAATTGTGTAAATTCCAGGTGTTGAGTATTGGTGAGTTCTATTTGTTGCACTCCAAGATGATATATAATCTAACGATGAGCCATCTCCCCAATCAACTAAACAACTATAGTTTGTACCAGCACCACTTATAAATGGTAATGTAATTTCATCAAATGCAGAACTACTTGTTGGAGTTACTGAACTTAAAGCCAATCCAGTCATTTCAACATCAGCAACACCAAATACATTATTGGTTCCACCCGTTGTTATAATATCATATTTGTAACTAACATATGAATTAACAATAACAGGTAATGGGAAGGCATTTTGAATTGATTGTCTTATTTGTTCTGAAGTTCTTTCAGCCGCAGTTGAAATAACCGTTGTCGGAGTACCATTTAAAGTTATGGTTAACCCAGATATATTTATTTTTCCTGTCGCTCTATTATTACCGGCAAATTGTACTAAATCAAATATATAGTTCGTATTTCTTGTATCAAATCTACCTGTGAAATTATCTAAAGGTCTAGTCGGTGTTGGAGTCGGAGTGGTTGTATTAGTAGGAGTTTGTGTTGGAGTTTCGGTATTAGTTGGTGTTGGAGTTTTAGTCGGAGTTTTTGTATTAGTAGGTGTATTAGTAGGTGTTTTTGTATTAGTAGGTGTATTAGTAGGTGTTTGAGTTGGTGTTTTTGTATTAGTAGGTGTATTAGTAGGTGTTTGAGTTGGTGTTGGGGTAACCGCTTCTTTTGACGGTGTTGGTGTATTAGTCTGTGTCGGTGTATTAGTAGGTGTATTAGTAGGTGTTTGTGTATTAGTCGTTGTATTAGAAGGTGTATTTGTTGGTGTTTGTGTTGACGTTTGAGTTGGTGTTGGACTTGGCAATGGTAAACAATTTTCACACTTACTAAATAAAGAATAAACCAAATTAATAGTTGAATCGGGACTTAAAGTTGAGTCGTCTCTAATATATTGTACGCAGCTCCATCCTGTTCCGTTTGGTGATGTTATATTAGCATTAAATACTGTTCCCGGAACCAATTGAACCGAATTGTAAAGTATTGGACCAGAAACATAATAATATGTGTTTACCGTTCCGCATACCAATAAAACTTTAACTGTAGAACAATCAAATGGTGGGTCAATTATTGTAAATGTTGCCTTACCTAAAATCTCCAAAATATTTGTTGGTGTTAATGTTGGGGTTGCGGTTACAGATGGAGTAGGTGTTGGTGATGAATAAAATATTGAAAAATTTAAACCCAAACTATAAACAGGACTTGCAGATGGTGTTGGGGGTATTGGTGAATTTGTAAAATTAAAGTCGATTACCGCACAATCAGTAGATACTGTAGGTGTTACGGGTGGAACGTATGCAACATCAAAATAGGCATTAAAATCAATTGTAAAATTACCAACAGGTGTTGGTGTTGGTGTGGGGCAAGGTCCGAAATCAAATGAATTTGACGCAAAATCAGGACAATCTGTAGTACAAGGTGTTTTACCTTCAAGTAAACAAATTCCACCTAAAGTATTACTTAAACACCATCTATCTCCCGTATGATAAATTGTTCCTCCTGAAATACCATCACCCGTAAAATATGCCTTACTACTGTAAGTTCCTGCAGATAAAAAATTGCCGCTATAACCAGACAATGTTGGATAAGTTGTACCAAAGCAAAATTCAATATAACTACAAGAAGGACAAAGTCCGTCATTACAATCAGAAACTAGTGTAAAAATTACTCCCGCACTATCAAAAACCTCACCTATCCCATCATCAGTTATTATTGTTGCACAACCATCAAAAAAAGGTGAACCGGAAATATAATACGTATTGTCAACTGTTGATGGTATGCTTGTTCCTACAAATCTAAAAGTATTATCACTATTACAATCTTTAAATTTTGTGATATATGAAAAACAAATTCCTGTGGAAATAAGTATGCCTAAAGAATTAACTTCATAACAAGTGTCTCCTCCTTCCTGTATATCAGAATAATACCCTTGGTTTCCAAGTACGGAACATCCTGGGTCTTGATATATTAAACCACCAATTACAAAATCGGTATTATCGGAATAATAACCCTCCTTATCAACGGACGAGCATGCATCATAACAACTAGTAGCACTATATGTTAATTTCCTTGGGAGTGAGTAGCATCCTGGCATAATAATAAATTCTTACATTATAAATAACCCAAAATCTGGTTTTATTTAATAATAATTATAGAATTTGTTTGACTTTTATAAACAACTGATTTTCAAAATATTTATAATATATGAAATTACTTAAAACAATAAAAAAAATAATTGAGGAATCGGAACAATTATATAATTCTGCGTGTGAAGGAGCAGTTAGTGTTGAGGAACTTGATAGGTTAGAAAAAAATTATAAGGACTCTCTAAAATTATTGAAACTCTACAAAATTAAAGAAGAAAAAACTAAAGGGAAGCATCAATAATCTTAAACGTTTCATATCCATTGGCACCACTCATTATAACCATCACCTGAGGTGCGGAATCAAATAAAGAAGGAGGATATTCATAAACAGTTGGGGGTGTTGAGCCCGTTAGTTGTCCCAAATAATATTTATTATTACCATAATAATCGGCAATGTATACATCAGTGGGTGTGTATCCTGTAAAATATGTTATTTCTAATCTCGTCATCCTGTACAATAAATATCATAATCAATTGCCAAATAAACTTTTATATCAAGTTGTGGAACTAAATCTTGTCTATTAACGTCACTTAAAATTATAATCTTATTATCAATCTCATCTATTATAACCTTACCAACACCAATTGAACTTGATAACAAATTTTGTATTGAATCATAAAATAAATTTTCAGGTGGAGTATCAAGTAATGAGTATGCGGTGTAGAAAGTTTCCGTAACTTCTGGATAAAAAGCTCCGACTTTAACTTTTGTTGTAAATGTTGCAGATGATAAGTTACATCCCGTCTGTCCTGATGTTATATCTTGGAAACCTTCATTTAACATTTTTGATAAACTATATTTTGTGTTTGTTACTAATTCAAAAGTTTGTTCTCCAACAGTATAAGACTGATAAGAATCGAAAGAAGTACTTCCGTTAATAGTTGTCGTTCTTTTTAAAGATGAACCATTTGAATCAATGACCGCCAAGCTATACGTTCCCGCAGTTAACCCTGTAACCTTTATTGTTTGTGGGTTACCTACTACGTTGTCCGACCAATTAAAACTGAATGGTGGTGTACCTGAAGACACCATAGCGGTTATTGTGCCTCCACTATTTGAACCTGCGGATGTAGATACCAATAAGAAATCTACAACAGGAACATATCCAACATTAACATATGTGTTTTGTTTACATCCAATCGAATCCACCACAACCACTTCGTGTTGTCCTGAAGATAAATCATAAAATGTAACCGCAGATAAAGATGTGTTAAAATAATTTAAATTACCATCTAATGAATATGTAAATGGTTCTGTACCTCCAGTTGTTTTTGTTACTGTTACCGAGCCGTTATTTTGTCCATAAGTTGCGGATACAGAATCTGCTGATATTGAAAATGATATCTCATTATAAATTGTATAATTATTTGAATATGTACATCCTGACGAATCTACAACAGATAAATTATAAGTTCCTGCGGATAAGTTTGAAAATAAATTTTGTTGTATGTTAGTATTAACTGTTTTATTGCTTGAGTCAGGATAAGTTAAAATATACTGATATGGTATGTTACCTCCTCGAACAGATACTGATATTGAACCCTCAGAAAAAGAACAATTTGTATTTTTTGTTTGGACATTGACCGCGGTCATTCCGTCCGGTGTATTTAAAACCGTACTAACACTTGTTTGACAAAATCCAGCATCCGTAACATTTATTGTATAGGGGCCTGCACCAATACTATTAAGTGTAAAACCACTTGCATAAGAAATTTCAACATATCCCGTTGATGCCGAATAATAATACGGTGGTGTTCCTCCTGTTATTTGAATACTTAAAGAGCCATCATTTGATAAACAAGATGGTGGATTTGCAGTAATAATTCCAATGGTAACTACACCAACAGTTTCAACCGTTGCAGATTTAATTAAACTACACCCTAAAGAATCCGTAACATCAACACTATATTGCCCACTTGTTAATCCCGTTATATAGTTTTCTTCACCTCCATTACTCCATACATACTTATATGGCGGTGTACCTGTTAAACCTGTTACATATAATTTACCCGATGGTGAATATGTACAAGTTGCATTTGGTACATTATAAAAACCAAAATAAAAACCATTTGAATCTTCAACAATAAATGTTTCGCTTTTTCCTGTGCATCCACCAATATCATTTGCTATTGCATAATATGTTCCTGCAGATAATCCTTGAAGAGTTATATATTCATAACTTGTTGTTGCGGATTGTACCAAACTATTATTGGTATCATACAAACTATATAATACAGTTGATAGTGGGGTGCTAGCGGATATTGTAACCACACCATTATCTAATCCACAAGTTGTTTTTTCAACACTAAGTATGTTAGCACATATTCCACTTGAAATACTAACATTAACATAAGTCTCATTATTTGTTGGGGAAGCACTATCAGTAATTAAAACTACGTAAGTTCCAGCACTCATTGTTGCCCTTGTTGATGCACTTACCGAAGTATCTGTTCCTAAATTTGGTGTGAGCCACTGAAAAGTATAAGGTTGTGTACCACCATAAGGTATTAGTTCCGCAGAACCAAGATTACTTGAGGTACAGTCACCTGTGAGATTTAATATGTAAGGAAATTGAGCCATTTATTAACAAGTTACATTTATATTTATACCGACACTTAAAACTAATGTTTGATTTAAATTTAATTGTTGAGTTCCCAAATTAACTATTGTAAGTTGGTTACCATTTAAAAAATAATTTAAATTATATTGTAATAAAACAGGTAAAGCAAGAACTAACGCATTTCTCCAATCAGTGTTAGATGGTGAATTATTTAACCCTGTTCCAACATAAAATTGTTTATGTATAATTCTATTACCCCCTATTGATAAATCAATATACCAAGTAGATATTAATGAATTAATACCGTTACAAGTTTGTACCGTATAATTTGGAGATAAAGCATTATTAACGGCATTACTTAATACACCATTAAAGTTTGAGTATGTTGTATTACCATTTAACCAAGGGAAGATATTAATTTGTACTCTTTCTGTTGCTTGATTGAATTGTGCTAATGGTGATACAATTGTACAGGGTTCTGCTGGTTTAGATTTAATTAAACATCCTCTTTGTCTTCTATAAACATATTTTTGTCTGTGTAAAACTGAATTTTCAAATTTTGTTCCTGACTGCCATATTGTTGTTGCGGGTATCATTTGTTCAACAAGTTTCATCCAATATGGCCCCATCCCATTAACATAGTCAATTAATTTTTGATACGTATACTGAAAATTTTGTATTCCAGTGTTTTGTTTTTGTTGTATATAATTCCACCAAACTGATTGTAGTGTTGGATAACCCCCCGTTTTACCATCCGTAATAACTTGTCTGTTTCTTACGTTAATCATATTTTTCCAAAAGGTATAGTAAAATTCAAAGAAGGTTTTCTTTTTTGGTTCAGGATTAATAAATGTTGAATCAACACCACCAGGAACAGGATAGTTTACGGTTAAACCTGATTCAGGTATTGGATAATCATATAATCTTGATTGAGTCCAAACGTCATAAACTAATCCTTGAGCGGGATTTAAAAAAATATCAACATTTTTTACGTTAAGAACTAATTTTTCATCATCTAAATAATAATATGCATTATAATTTCCTTGGCTTGAGGTTCTTAATTTATTATCAGTTGCAATCCAAGACTTATCATTGTCAATAATTTTTTCTAATTTAAACCCATCATTTATGTATGGAAACGTTCTAAAATAATTTAAATAATCTTGTCCATATGTGAATGGTGTTAATTGGGTTTGTATATTAGTGTTTTGACCTGAGTATATATTACCTGTAATAACTAATTGTTCGGGACTTCTGTGTGATGGTGTTTGTTCATACCAACCTGCACCTTTTTGGAAAAATAAATTTTCTGTTTGTGTTGGTGCACTTGGATATCCTTCATTATCGATAGGATAATCTGACGCGTTTATATTAACTGATGTATATTCTGATTCTGTTGTAAACCCTGTAAATGTTCTACCTTGTATTTTAAATGTGTTACCGGGTTCATATGCGGGTTTTTCATTTACATATGTACCACCTGAAATTTGACCATATTGTTTATAGAAATTTTCCATATCAATTTTTTGGTCCGCCAAGTAAATGTGTTCGTTATATTCTATTAAAGACTCGGGAGCACCGATTAAATTCAATAAAAATTCAACCGACCTTCTTGTTCCTTTAGATTTGAAGATATAAGCAGAATTTAATATTAAATTTCTATAAAAAGCATAATTTAATTCTGTTGTTGTGAGTGCTCTCGCATAACCAGGGTATGTTGATGTCTGTTTATTACCAAATAAAGAACTTAAAAAGTTCTCATTAGTGATTGGTGAAAAGTTTGAACTCCAACCTAATGTTTGTGATAAGGTCGCTAATAATTCTGATGGAATATCATTTGATGGATTATAATTAACCGAATTCATAAAAGTTAATCCATCAACAAACTGTTTTAATTGGTCAAAACTTCTACCGTAAATTTGAAAAACTTTTTCAACTTTTCGTCCTAAAGTATCAAACTCTTTTAAAGAGCCTGAAGTTAAAAATCTTGATATTAAATTTGTTTTAAATGAATCCAAATTTTCTGCGATACTTTGTAATTGAGTAAGATAATCATCAAACTGTACCGACCTTATATCTAAATTCCAAACACCGTCTTTAGGCCATGTGGCCTGTTGATAGTTGACGTAAAATTGTCCGTCGAAGTCTTGAGCGGGGACTTGAAAAAATGCGGTATATACTGGTTGAATTAACCTATTTAATAAAAATTGTTGTATTTCATCAAACTTTTCGGCAAAAACGGTATCAACAACAAAATCATTAGGTCTAATTTGAAAACTTTCTTGTGATGTTGTTGCGGTTGTGCCAAATGGTGTTCCTGAAACATAAAAAGCTAAATACCCTGATGTAAGTGTCTGTGAGGGTTGAAATGAAACTACTTTATATTCTACATTATTTATAACAATTGCATAATCTAAATAAGTGTCTTGTATATTTCTATATTGTGAAAACCCGTCTTTTGTTGTTGCGGTCACACTATAATCAATATCGAACGGATTATGTAATCTATCAAGATTAACTTCAAAGTATGTTTCATCAGTTACAGAATCATATGCCACATTAACCGCAGTGTATCCTGTTGTATAATTTAAACTTGTAAATAAAACGTCTAATGATGCGGGAAAATAGTTTATTATTTCTGTTATTGAAACACTAAACCTTTTAGCCAAAGAACCATATAAAGAAAAATTTAAAACTTGTGAAACATCGTAATTTGGATAAACTCTATATTGTTGTTGTAATACCGCACTTTGTAATAAATTATTAACATTCATATCGTCCAAACTCATAGGAGTTGCAAACGCTCCGACACCAAAAGTACGATTCACTTTATCTACAACACCTGTGGTAAACTCAAAATTACCTTGTGTTAGTCCTCCTCCATCAACAATTTGTAACCCAACAATATTGTCTGAAAAAGTACCAGCACCACTCGCAGGTCTTGGCGGATAAAAATATTTTGTTTTTTTAATTGTTACGGCCATTATGATGTTATATTGTTAAAATTTTTACTAAAATCAATGTTATTACCTCTACTTTGTCTAACCTCATAAAGTAACTCATTAAATTGGTCTCTAACTTCAAATAAGTTATATTGTCTAAATATATTATTATTTGAGTCGTAGATTGTGTATATACCGTCATCAATTGATTTAGATTGATTACCATACAATGCAAGTGCCAATGTGTCAATATCGTACTCAGCCATTTGAATATCTAAGGTAATAGGGTTAAAAAATGTATTTGTTATTATAATATCTTGGTCTGGTTGTCCTATGAAAGGTGTTGCATTTGGATTATTTGTTGGTGATGATGATGGTGAAACAGTTAAAAATAACAAATTTGATATTCCATCAACATATCTATATCTAATAGATTTTTGTGTTGTATTTGTTTGATTGCTCACAACGGGTTCACAGAAAAAACAAGATGTTATAATTCTAAAAAAATTAGGTATCTTACTTCCGTCAGGATTTAAATATTCAATTCTAAATCCAACTAAACCTTGTGGAACAAATTTATTTATGTATTGTGTTGGGACGTTTGCCAAATCAATAATAATACCTTTAACATTTGGTAAAGAACTTAAAACGCCACAATCTGTTATTGATGTTCTTATTTGTGCGGGTCTAATATATAATGTATAAAAACCTAAAGCATTAAATGTGTCGGCAGGTAAAGTTAGATTATATAATCCACCAAGAATTTCAACACCGGCATTACCCCCTGTCTGTGCATTATTAAAATATGGTCTAAGTAATGTTGATGCATCTAATTTTTTCAAAATAAAATCATCGGTTACGTCTCTACTTTTTGTGTAGTTAAGTATTATTTCAACATCATCGGGTGACACATCACTAGGTCTCACCGTTCCATATGTTCCAATTGCCATATAATTATTTTATTTATAAATAGTTTATATCTTTTTTTCTACATTAAAAAACCCATACCCATAATTAACCATATCACCAATATTGTCAACCTCACCAATTCTTTGCACCCTTTCATAAGCACTATTCTTACCCCTTTCAACATAAACATTAGTTTGGATTTGTGGTTGGTCAATCATATTTAATAAAACTTCTTGTTTAACTATTGGTGTTGAACTTATATTTTCTGTTGTAAATCCTGATGACTGCATAAAAAATATTGTACTACCATCAGAATAATCGTAATAATCTATATCTTGTATAGTGTATGCAGTAAATGTTGGATTAATATTTGTTACAACACCAAAAAATTCTCTATTTTTATAAATTTGTTTACCCTGAATATACTTTACAGACCCATATTGTTCTAAGTCTTGTAATCTTGATACCGATTCTCCTGAAACAACAAATGGTGTTGTGACATAGGTTGAGGAAGTTTGAGCGGATACAGAATTATTTGAGTCCCCCGAAAATATATAGTTATAACTTACTGGTGTTGCCGACCAATTTCCAAGGTTAGAGACAAAATAAGCGTTACCTTTTGGGTTATAGATAGGTATGTTTGTGTATGGTAATTTAATTTTTTTAGTTACTTTACTAATTCCCCAAGGATTTTTTTGTGATAATGTAATTTCATATTGTTTTGCCATTTGGGGGTAAGAGTGTGTTATGTAATTTGGTGCTAAGGTAGTTATCGGTTGTGGTGTTGTTCCATCACCCCAATCAACAGTATAATTAGATAAATCTAAAAATTTCTGATAATTCTCGGAGGTATTATAAAAATACACATCATATGGGTTTGATGTTGTTGCAGAAAAAATAAAATTAGTAACCACGTCTTGTTGCATAATTGCACCATCAAATGGGTCAAAATAACCAACATCATTAATTGTTTCTGTAAATAAAATTGGTATTGTTAATCCCGTTAATAATGACTTTCCGTTTGTTCCTCCGGTTAACATTGATGTCATTGCAGAATAAACACCGACACTTTGCCCACTATAATTAACACTAACTAACTCAGAACTAATTGTTTCAGGCGATATAATAAGTTTATAAGAATCCATTATACAGGGTTTACATATTCATACCATTTTATTGGAGTCGTTGTACCAACTCTTATGTTTGTTGTAGTATTTGCCGGGTCAAACTCATAAACTCTATATGTTTGATTAATATAATCAAATACAACTCTATAATAAAAATATTTTAATGAGTCAAAACTTGTTGGGTCAGCAAAAAATGTTGATTGTGGTTGGTTCATCATTTTAATAAACTCGCCAGTTTTTGCATTATAAAATTTTGCAGTCATATAAAATGTGTTTATATTTAAAAAATCTAAACTTTTTAACCAATAAATAAAAAACCCTTCTTTATCCCCAACATAATCTAATTTAAATTTTGGTGTCTTTATTTGAACCGGTGTTATACCTAATATACTACTTGTTTTAAAACCTTGCGTCGTTGGCAAAATTACAGTTAAATAATTTGTTTGTCTTTTGTTATCAATTGAGTCATAAAAATCCAACTTAAAAAATGATTTGGTAAAATCATTTGAAAAATAATATAAGTCTTTAACTGTTAATCCTTCCGAAAAATAACTCATATTCCAATTTGATTGGTTATTTATTCCTCCACCAGAATAAAAATAAAACTCATAATTAATATCTGTTTTATTGGTTATATTATCTTTGTCGTGAGGAAATCTAGTTACCTCAAAATCATACCCATTACCAATAATTTGTTTTGTAACCTCGTCTTCATAAAGTTCAACAGATTGGTCTTGCCCTGTAAAATCCCAATTAATTTCAATAGGTATTGAAATTTGTTTGTCGTTTGTATTATCTAATCTTATAACAAATTTATTCGCATCCATCTATTAAAGGTTTAATTGGTTGGTTTATTCCATTTAATGTGTCATTTGAATTAATTCCCTCCGGCGTTAATCTAAAAATAACATCCTTATATGGATAATGTGAATTATTTAAATATGGATAATTTACTCCTCTCCCAAGTTCGTCAATATAACCATATGTATATAAATCTCTCCATCTAAAAGTATTATCCGCATTTGAATAAAAAGACCAAAATGGTACGAGGTCAACATTATTAACATCACCAGATTCAATATAATTTGAGAATACTCTTATCGTTATTGAATTATGTGGTCTATAATAATATCCGTCAGCATTTGTTGTTGGTGTTTGATTAATTTGAAAATTGTTTTGATTAAATTTTAATTTGTGATAATATGGTGAAATAACTCTTTCAACTTGTTCGTAATCGTTCCATTCACAAAAATCTCCATCTATTGTATCTCCAACGTTTAATTGATTATTGTAATAAAATGTTTTTGTATTTCCCGAAATATCTGTTAATGAATATGATGATACCGTTATATTACTATTTGACCGTATGTTATTATCGCTCCACCATTGATTTGTTGTTTCAGTAACATTAAACCCCCAACCTTGTTTTAATCCAACATTATTAAAGGGTTTATTAAAATATCCTGAATAACCTTTATTTATAATCGTTAAAAAAAGTTCAGTTAGCGGTCTTTTTTGATTGTCGGATAATCCACTAATATTAATATCTCTTTTTGTTGTTATTGTGTAAGCGTTTGAGCTATCATTTTTACAAATTCTTGTTTTTAAATTTGGTGTAATTGAGCTTAAATATATTTTACTATTTTCTTGGAATGCGTTTTTTTGAAATCCGGTTTTTGTAATAACTAAATCTTCAGGAACTGATAACACTTTATGTTTTCTAACATAATATTTTGATGTTGATTCAGACAATAAATCGGGATAAATAACTCTTTTAAATGAACCTTTCCTTCCATTAAAAAATGTTGTTCCTGTATACCCAACATTATACACATTAAAAATGTATTCTTCACTACCCAATAATCCATTACCCAATGAATACACTTCAAAAAGATTTTTATTAGCATAACTAATAGTTAATTGAACATTCTCACCAATACTTAATCCGTGAGGTGCAACACATTGAAATGATATTAAATTGTCACCATTTATTGATATATTATCAATTATAAACGGTATTCCATCTTTTGCAATCCATTGTGATGTAATATTGTTAAGTTGGTAAAATAAAACTTCATTATAATTATTTTCAAATGGATATGTTATGTAAAATGACCAATTGTATGTGTATGCACTTACTGGTTCATAGGTAAAGTGTCCATCATTTACTTCAGGTCTAAAAAAATCAAATTCATAAAATTGTGGTGTTCCACTCCAAACATTATTCAATACAGATAATTCGGGATTATAATAAACTAAATTATTAACAAATGGAACGTAATTTGTTACCCCAATATACTTGTTATCATATATGTAAGTAATTTCAAAAGTTGGTCTGAATAGAGTTGAATTTTGTCTTTCGTCATCATAGACTTGTGCAAGATTGACGGTTCTTATTCTATCAAACTCATTTAAATTTTTTGACTCATTGTCCAATGGCACAACAAGTTTTTGGTCAACTGATGGTGCTGATTTATATTTTAAATTACTTGGTATTATTCTATAATCAGATAGTTTCAACTCCTAAATATTTTTTCTTAAATTTATCAATTGCGTTTGCCCCTCTTACTAAACCGAAATAAAAATAAAATGGTGCGCCTACAGTATAACTACCACTCTGATTTGTCATAGGTCCTGTTCTATCTCCTTCAAAAACATATCCCGTATTAGGTGGTGTTGCTGGTTTCACATTAAATATATATCCTTTAAAGAATTCCGGTATGTTTGTTTGTCCCATAAAATAATTAGAGACGGTGTTAATTCTATCTAAAGATTGATAATTAAATTTCTGTATATCTCCTTGATTTGTTGCCCATTCATTTTTTTCAGTACCAAATATTGTATTTGAATTTTCTATCTTCCACTTATACATTGGAACTATTTGACTCTTAACAGGAAGGTAGTCGTATATTCCAGGGTTGATTAAATCATTTCTTATAATTCTTCTTGGTGTTAAATAATCTCTTGTTTGTGTGTCCGATGAAAAGAAAATACCAAAAATATTATTATTAACATAAAAAGAGTTATTACCTGTTGAACCTGTTGAATAACTATAAGAATCAAAACCAAACTCATCTACACCTATTTCGGAGTTTATTGAAATTGACTGAGTATAATCACCATCAAATCTTCCAGGTAATAGTGGTAGATATCCTCTTCTTGAAAAGAAACCATTAATTGATGCATCTCCTAACCCAAGAACTTTTTCCCAAAAATTAGCACTTACCTGTCTTGATATTATAAATAAATTTAAAATATCACTAACATCTTGATATGTTGTTTGTTCAAATTTGTCCATAACATAACCAAAATAATTTTCGGATAATATTAATTCACTTGCAAAATCATCTCTGGGTCCTAAATCCATAATAGTTGTTGGGTACAATAGTTGTACTTTATTTCTATGAGTAGGGTTTGGGGGCGTCATCCCAACAAAATTATCTGCCTGTGCGTTATATGGGCTTGACCTATAAAAAAAGTTATTTGTTGTTGGATGTAACATTGCAATATCCTTACAATATTTGTTAAATGGTTTATTGTTTGAATCAAATAATCTTTTATTTTTTATCGGAAACGCAAATAACGTTCCGTTGACCCAGTTATTATTAAAAGAATGTCCAAAAACCCCTCTGCAAGCACCTAAATTAACTCTAAATCTAGTTTTCCATTCTCCTATTTGGGTAGTCATATCTCTTATTAAAGATAATAATGGTGGGCTAACAAAAACGTAACACCCTCCCTTCACAGGTGCTTTATCATAACAACTATCACCAATAGGTTTTACACCAAAACTTTCACCATTACCTGAATAACATCCTAAAGGAGCTAAATTAGCGCAGTTAAAGGTTGAAACTACAGATTGTTCAAATTGCGATTCAAAATCTTGGGGTCCGCTTAATCCACTACTATACCCTTGCGAAATATTAAGTGATTCATTATTTGCATTTCCCGCATCATCATATGAATAAACCGAAAATCCTTGATTTTGATTTAAGATAAAAATGTTATTATTTTGTTTATCATCCCTATAACTTGAGCTTGGTAATCTATCGGTTCTCATTACAATTTTTTTAGTACCTGTCAAAAATTGTGTTGTTATACCTGACGAATATACAGGTGAGAAATAAATAAATGATTGAGGTAAAATTCTATCAATAGATAATATTTGAAAACCACCAAAACCTGTTGGTATGTTGATTCTTTGCACCTCGGTTGGATTCATATAAAAATATGCACCCCCCTCAACATATTCATTATTATAATATCCTCTATGTTGTTTATTAATACCTGTCGATAATAAATCTAAATTATGTGTTGGATTATTAGTACTATTATACGCAGCAGAATTCACAAGACCGCTATTATTACTTATTAACGAATAAGAACCTCCTCCAAACGCATTTGTTGAATTATTTACTGAAACATATCCATTTGTAACACTTATCTTATTTGTATCTAAAGTGGTTGTTGTTGTATTATTAACCTGAAACACATTTAATTGTGTTGAGTCTAATGAAGAATAATTTGATATTAAATTCGTATTAAAACTTCTAAATGTTGATGATGTTGAATATAAAAATGAATCAAAAAATATTCCTCCTTGCGGTGTTACGGTCTGATTTGTAGTTATTAAATTATGTCTTGGTATCTTTAATTCAGGTTGTATTGGTATGTTTAATTTATAATTACCTGTTATTTTAATATTTCCATAGTTTTGACCCATAAGTCTACTAATATCAACTTCCATTGTTTGTCTCGCCGAATGCGGGTCAACACCTCTAACCAAAAAAGTAACTAAAAAATCTTTCTGTTCCGGCATTGCAAATATCGGTCTTAAAGTATTATATTGACTAACATATTGAAATGTATTTATAGGCCCAATTAAAGGAATAAATGTTGTGTTGGTAATTTCAGTAAAAAAGGTCATAAAATTATCAATATACCTATATCTTAAAGAATTGAAATTAGGAATTAAACTATTATTATATTGACCTGTTGGTACTGTAGGATTTAAACTACAAAACTGACTATAAGTCATTGATGTTAAAACTTGAAAATATTCAATATCTGTAGGGAATTTTTGTATTATATTTTGGGTGTATTGCTGTGTTGTTACTCCCGACACGTTTACCACTAAAACTATCTCGTTATCAACGCCACCAAATTGTGTATCAAAAAAACTGATAGTGTCTCCCTCGTAATACCCTACACCTGCGTTATTTAAAATAACGGTTGTAATAAGTCCTGAGGATATCGTGATATCAAATGTTGCACCAGAACCGTTTGTGTTTGATACCCCACCAACATTATTGTATGTATTATCAACTAATGTTCCTCCACCACCTTCATATGTAAATCCGGTTATTATGCCTTGAGTATTGGGTACTTCGGCATTAATTATCTCAGCCGTTTGGTCAACAACATAACTAACTGAAACGCCCGCAGATGGGTTTGTTGGGTTAGCGTATGTCAAATTAATTTGACTCAATGAGGTTGGAGTTCCTATAGCTGCGGTTGTTGTAAACTCATCTCCATTTGCATCAATATATGTAGTTTCACTATATCCTGTTAAGTTGTTGTCACCAGATTCTGCAGGATTATTAAAAGATATTAATTTACCTGTTGAGAATTGGTCTGCACAGCTACTATCAATCATCATAACCATTACGTTATCGTGATGAAATTTTTGTGGGCTAGGGTTTAAGTCCGGTCTTATTTTAACTTTAATTTGATTCCATCCACCTCCTTGTGAAGATAAACTATCAAAATATTTTCCCTTTGTGTTAAATAAATTTAATCTTTCCGCCAAAGTTAAATCTTGTGAATGTAAATTGGTTGCAACTCCATTACAAGTACCGAAAACCGTAGCAGGAGTTCTTTTCCAAAAATCACTCAAATTGTTTCCCGCCATAAGTTCTTGTAATATAAAAACACCATCTTCACAAGTACTTGTAATAATATTACAAGAGGCACTATTACCATTTATAAATGGGTCATCATTACAATACTCTTGTTGATTATAATTTGAATATCCGACAGAATCTGCAACATTAACATTACAAGAAACAGGATTATTCGCGGCCGCGGTATTTGCTGCGGTTAAAGCCTCAGAATTTTCACCATCAATTGTTTCTTGTTTACAACTACACATTTCACACTCAGGGTATGTAATAATTGGTAGTGAAAAATTAACAAAAGGATTTTTTGGGAACTTATTCCATACATCACCGATTGATTTTGGTTTATTACATTTTGTACTCCATTTTATTAATTTTATAATTCTACAGAGACCATAAATAAGATATTGCAAGAAGAAATAAACAAAAACAAATATCGCTTTAATTACAGGAAACAAAATACATAGTACGTGTAGTGTTGGTATGAAAGATATTATTGTTATTGTATAGATTGTTAAAATAAAATTAGTTATTGCAAATAAAAAATCAAAATTTTTAACTCCGTCGTTGGTTGGAAACTTGTAGTTTGTACTATCACAATTTGTGTCGGTAATTTGTTTAATCCCTATGAACCTTCCGTTAGCCCACCCTTTATGATAAAGGTCAATTAAGTTAGAAACAGTATATACTTTATTATAATTAAACTCATAAAACCTATCTTCGCAATCAATAGCAGTTTGTATTATTTTATTTCCAATTGTAGTACCTGTATCTCCATAATCATTCCAATCTAAACTAAATGCATATGATTTAACAAATTGAGAATAAGCAGCACCTGTTGATTTTCTTGGGTCGTTTGACGAACTATTTCCCCAACCATTTTCTCTTATATTAGGTACTAAATAATAACCTCTTTTGACAGGTTGAGCTAAATCATTTGGTTGTTTCCATTTTATTTTAAATCTATATTTTCCCTTTGTCGGTATGCCAACCTTTGGGTCGTTAGAGATGATTCTTTCACCAAACTCATTTATTGAAATATAGTCAAGGTTCATTGGTAAATCAGCCATCCAAACTCCCTCCGTATCAATAACATCATTACCTCCATCAAAATTATATTGTTCTAATATCGGTCTACCATAAGCATCCTGATAAATTGTTTGTCTTATTGCCAAAATTTCACCGGGACCTGCAACTAAATTACATAAATTACCCATTTCAGTTGCCGGTTTACAAGCAACTCTAACAGGTTTATTTTCTATTGATGACACCATTGACCCCATAAAAACAGATGTTGGTTGTATATCAATATTAGCCTCGTCTCTCAAATCAAAATCAACTCTATTAACAGCTATTTGACAAGTTGATGGGTCTCCCCATAATGGTGAAACATCTATAGATTTTGTTATTGAAACTATTTGTGGTAAAGAATTTAAATCTGTTGAGCTTTTAAATTGTCTTCCTGCAATCTGAGCTTCGGTCGCTCTTCCCATTCTTATTAAATCCTGTGGTGTTAATGAAAATTCTCCCATATCAGATAAATCCAAATCCATAAAAACGGTTTGAACTCCTAATGGAACTCCCATAATCATAAAGTCACCACTTTCATTTGTTTTTACAACATATTTGTAATATTTGTCATAAATCTCAATTGCAAGTCTATCTGTTAACGCATCTTTTCTTGATGGAAATGTACCTGTTGGTACGTGATTTGAATAAGATTGTTCATAAGGTAATAAATTATACCTATACCCATCTTCATTTCTATCTTGTGGATTTGTATATGGGTATATTGCCAATATTTCAGGATTTCCCTTATCTTCATTTGTAATTGGTATAAAAACCGATATTCTAGTGTTAGGTACACCATATCCACCGTTGGCAATTACTCTACCAACAACAACACCATACTGCGAACAACTTTGATTATATAAATCCTCTTGTTGAATTTTTAAAGATAAAATTTCAAGAGAATTAAAATTTTGTTCTAATTCAACATTTAATGTTTTATTGATACCAAGTTCAGTTCTAAGTCTAACGGAATTTCCCATTTCTCCTTTTTGAATAAATAGTTTAGCGTGACTTTTTACAAGTCACTCATCTTAAAAAATAATCGCTTAATTCAATAAATAAATTGGTTATGAAAAAGAAACGGACTGGAAGTTTTTAACCGAAACTTTGATATCCTTATTTGGATATCTTATTTGATATATCTGAGATGGTTCTGCGAATATTGTGTCGTCAACAGGTTGTATTTGTTTTGTTTCACTATCAAGATATGCCATAGATGTTTGAGATGAAGAATATTGTCCTCCAACATTATTAAAAACATCTATCCCTGTCACCGTAATAACCCCATTTTGACTTTGTATTATACTTTTTAATTCTGAAAGATATACATTTTGACCCATTTGTCTTGATAATGGATTGAAGTAATTTGAAACATTATTAATAATATCTGAAATTATTTGACCTGAATTTTGAGTTGCTTGTAACACAACAGAGACATTTATTGATAAATCAATAACTTCCGCACTCATAACTGAAATATAATCATTCATCATTCTATAGTTAGATAAATAATTCGCAATATTTTGCATTAAAGTATTTGAAACGATACTTGTTAAACTACCTGAACTATCATATGATAATAACTTAATCTCAATTTTATTATTATTTTCTGTTATAGATACTTTAGCAGGAGCTCCGAACTGTGCTGGCATATTTCTAAGCAACGCCTCATAATCTTGTATTGTTACGGCTCTTTTTTGTGCTGCGAAGTTAAAAGAAACAAAATTTCTAACTTCCTCAGTTGTTGGTGCGTTTGCACCTCCAATAGCCGCGGTTACGTTATTACAAATTAAAGAACCAATAACCGCAGTGTTAGTGGCTTCAGATGGGCCATTAACAAAGAAAGATACCGTACCAATTTGATTTATAACATTAACACCCATATTTGTTGATAATCCACCTCCTACTCTATATTGAATAAAAAGTGTTGAGTTTGGTGTAAGTGTTGAGCCTAAAGAAAAATTATTAAAATAATTCTGTAGATTAAGTGTTGAGCCAACAGATGTAAATTGATTTAATGCATCTTGAGCGGAGTTTGTTCCTCCTCCAAATATAACTCTTTTAAATCCTTCGGGTGTAAATTCAGATATAAATCTGTTATTTGTTTGAATGTATTTACCGACTTTAATTCCTGGATTGTCCGAAACCTTAGTTGGGTCTTCAACAAATATTCTGTCTTCCGCCAATGCATCAACTTCATACCATCTATTATCTGTCCCTAAGAATTCCGCGGCCGTAGGTACGTTTGTATAATTTGTTCCACTTTTTAAAAGAACACTTGTTATTCCCAAAACATTTTTTTCAGGTAAAAATAATTCAAAAAATGGTCTAACATCACTTGCATTAATAACTCTTTTGAATACTTTTGTGATACCATTAACAACAAGTTCTCTTTTTGTTATTGTGTAATTTATCAGTACACCATTACCATTAAAATTTGGTTTCTTTAATCTATTAAGAGCCCCTTGAGCATTGTAGGGTGATGCAAAATCCACATCATATAATGTTTCAAAAACTTGTCCAGCACCAATAACTTGTGAACCTCTAAGTAATGTTCCCAAATATCTTTCATCTTCTTTATCTCCATATGCAGGAACTGTTATTGAGAAATCAACTAACGAGATTGATGGTCTCATTCCAGGTATTTTCAACCCGTATGTTCTTGCGATATTATAAATTGAACTTTTTTGTTGAGCATATTGAAGAACTGTTTCTTGTATACTTCTATCAATATGGTAGTGTAGGTTATCCGCAACCGCGGCATTCAAATCTAAGAATACAGAAAATACCGATGCATCATTAAAATCCTGAATTAAATCAGGATAATATGTTCTAACATAATTAAGGAGTTCTGTCCTAATTCCTTGATAGTCTCTGACCGTGTAAGATATTTTTCCGTTTGCCATTATAATTAAATATTGATAATTACAAAATCACTCTGAGCGAATGTACTACCATCCGTAGAGTAATCTATTCTTATTTTTGCAGTATAATCTGCGGTTCCTTTTCCGGGTACTCTGTAAATATATGGAACATCGTCTGTTGTTATTCTATTTTCAACACCAACAGGTGATTCATCTTCAACACTCGCAGGTTCTATTGTAATACTGTTGACCAATAAATTTGGCATAAAATTATTTATCGCATCTCTTATATCTGATTCAATCGCCGAAAATGTTAATCCATCAAAAGGTTCAAATATGAATTCATATAATCTCGTTCCAAAAGTTGGTAAATAATATCTTGAACCCCTTCTTGTTAATAAAAGATGGATTAAGTCCGCCCTAACTTCGTCTTTTTGATATTGCGTTAATTGTAGATAATCACCTCTTTTAGAATCTCTAAAAGGAAAATCAATTCCATATGTCCTTCCGTCTGCCATATGTAATAAATATATCTACATTATTTTTTTATTGTAGTGTTGCCTTTTTGTCCTTTCGGTTCATAAGGACAATGTCTACATCCATTTACAGAACCACAACAATATCCTCTATCCTTGTGATATTCTTCTGTAAATACAAATCTTGTTCCATCCATATAATAATGAGAAGGGAGAAGTTTAGGGAGTTTCTTTTCGTTTTCTTTCATTTGTTATTTTTTCACACATATCTAAAAAGTAATCTTGGTTGAAATGATTTTTCATTAAATTTATGTCCTTGTGAATCCATTGTATATTACCAACCACATATCCTTCATTTGAATCTATTCTGTCTATGGAAGCCGTTGCCTCATAATTATCTTTTTTAGAGTGTGAAAAATAGATTGGTAGTTTAGTGAGGTTACATTTGAATTCTTGGTTAAGCAAAGTTTGATTCATATATTCTATGGATATGTCAAACTTAATTCCCCTTTTAATCGCGTTTCGTTTTATTCTACCATAGTATTTTCCGCTTATGTTTCCAAATCCACCCCACGATGGGTTACTTTCCTTAGGTCTTGGGTTATTACATTCTAAACATCCTTTAGATTTTCCGTTCAATAATGTATAACAAGAGACATAATTTTCTTTACCACATTCACATAAACATAAAATTTGTGCTTCTCTTTTTAATTCTATATTTTCATTTAGAATTGTATATTTACCAAATTTCTGTCCCTTTATAAATTTTCCAAAATATTTTGAATTTCCTTTTTTTCCCATATATAATAAATATACAAAAGGTGTGTGAAAATCAAATCACACACCTTTTTATACTAACTTTTTTTATTTTTTTTATACAATTTCACATAATCCTCCTCCGCAAGCAACGGAATCTGTTAGTGTTGTATCATCATCCATTTCAATTATCTTGGATAAATCAACATCTTTTAAGGTTTCCATTAATTCGTCATACTTTTCTTTTGTACAGTCCTCAAATGGTGCTTGTTTATAACTTCCAGAATCGTAGGGCAATACAGATAATCCATTGTAGTGTTCCCTTTCAGTCCACATCCATTCACCAACCGCAGGCCATTCGTGTTCTCTAACTGAAATAGTCGCCGAAACATTATGTGAATTACTTCCTGTTCTGTGTCCTGGTTTAATCCATTCCATATGAACTTTCTTAACTCTCTCCAATAATTGAATTGGTGATTCGTTTCTTAAAATTGAACCTTCAGGAGATTTCTGTGGAATACCAATAACCGAAGTGTCGTGTGGACGGAAATACTCATCTTCAATAAGTTCAGGATGATTGTTTTTCAAATATCCGTAGATTGCTTCATTCTTTCCAACTCTAACTCTTCTAATGTAATAGTCATTATGCCAAGCGTGAATACCTGATGATGTTCCAAGTGTTAATGAAGTAGTTCCCGCTGGTTTAACTGTAGTTGTTCTTGCCGCTTTGTTAATTCCTAATAATCCCGAAACTCTTTCATTCTCAGCCTTTACAACTTTTGCACCTGTCTTCATATCCAAACCTAATACCGCACCTGAACCAATACCTGTCATTGACACACCAATAAGTGCATCTTTTTCAGTTGTTCTTTGCCAAATTGGTCTTAAGTAATGGAAGTTTGTATATCCTGCTTGAAGTGTTCCGATAAATGTTGCAGCCTTAATTCTAGCTTCATAATCTTCTTGATTAACAACATTTGAAACATTCACCTCGCAAAGATTACAGAATTGAAATGGTCTAAGTGCAATCTCACAACAAGGGTTAGTTCCCCAATCTTTATCATTTGTAAAGTAGATTCCCGGTTCACCCGCACCACTTGCTTCAATTCTTTTCCATAAGTCCATAAAGTAATCTTTGGTAATCTTATGTCTTACAAGAGCCGCTGAGTTATTTGCTCTTCCTCTTTGTGGGTTAGTTTCCCACCAAGCACCTGACTTACAACTAATCATCTCATCATCTGTTGCTGAGAATAGAGAGATAAGTGCCGCTCTTCTAATTCCCCCCGCCAATACTGCGTCGGCGATATGACAAACCATATCGTGAACCTCAATTGGTCTTAACCTGTCACCATCTTGTTTTGCTTCTAATATACCTTCCAATTTAATCAAACACTCTTTAAGTGGTTGAGGTCCAGGGGCTTTACCACCTGATGTCACAAGCCTTGCACCTTTTGCTCTAATGTCACTGAAATCAAATTCAATTTTTGAACCTCCAAAGAAATATGATTTAACCAACACTTTAACTGCGTCAGCCCATCCTTCAATTGAATCAGCAACTAACCATCTTCTTGTTCTTTCATTTGGTTTTCTAATTTCAGGTAATTCATCTACGTGATGTTTTTGAACTGAATAACCAACACCTGTTCCGCCAAGCAACAAGAACATAATTTCTGAGAATACTCTCCAATCATCTACAGGGGCGTATGCACAGTTATATATTCTGTTCGGTGAAATCTCAATTGGTTTTCCTGCGAACTGCATTGACCTCATAGATGGTAATACTTGCTTGTTATAAACAAACTGATAATTGTCTCTTATCTCTTGTTCTAAATGGGGATACGACTTGATGTGCATCTCCATATTTCTTGTTACTAATTCGTACCAAGTTTCTCTTCTTTTTAACTCCGGCAAATACTTTGCGTATTTCATATACACTGTGATTTCCGAGAGAATTCTGTTTGAAATTTCCATTTTTAATTCTTTTTGTTTTTTATAAAAAATCCGTGATTTTAATATTAAATATTGAGCCGCTTGGTTTGCGGCTCATAATTTTGTTAAAAAAAATAAAGTTTTTTTGTGAAAAAGTAGATATTTAATACTTAATTATTTTGAGTATTTTGCTCTCTTTGTTTCCTTTTCTCCATCAATTCTTTAACTCTGTCTTTTTTTCTTTCTTCTTGTTGTTCTTCAAATCCTAAGAATGTTACTGATGTATCTATATCTATCTCAAGTAATTCATTATTAAACTTACAATTCTCAAACACCACACCATCTTTACCCAATCTTGATTTTGTAATTGCAATTGTTGCCAAGTTCATTTCTTTCTGTTGGAGTGTTTTTGCAATTGATATAATTACGTGTCCAACTTGTGCCTTTTTAATTGAACCACCCATTTGGTCTGTAGTTACAACCTCAGATGAAATTGAACTTCTATTACCTTGTGTTGCAGTCCATCCGACCAAATCAAGTTCGTGACACATCGCTTCAAATCCTCTCATAACCGAACCTTCAGCTTTCCACTCATCTTTACTTGATGATTCAGGTGTAACACAATCAATGTAATCCAACATAATCAAATCAATCTTATTTCCATCTGCAATCATCTTTCTTACCATATTCTTTATTTGAGACATATTGTAAGTGTCTGAAGCTAATTTCTGTAAAACTAATCTGTTGTCCATTGAACTTTTAATCTCTTCGACTTTTGCAAGAACTGTTTCTTTGTGTTTATTAAGATTATCAGGTTCAATACCTGTCCATAGGGTAAAGTGTTTTCTTTGTACAATCTTTGGGTTGTCCTCAAAAAATATTTGTAAAACATTATATCCCAAGTTGTAAGCAGTATTTGCGATTTTGGTTAAGATAGTTGTTTTACCAACACCCGTAGGAGCTAATATAACACCTATCTCACCCTTCGCAAGTCCACCCTTAAGTAGTTTATCAATACCGGGAATTCCCATAGGAATTGGATGTCTGTAATCCTCCTCAAGTACTGTATCAAGTCCTGAGAAGATGTCAGTAATTCCCGTATCAGTTTGTCCCACTTGTAAGGCATCCCTAACCAACCCTTCAACTTTGTCATAAGATTCAAAGTCACCTTCAGTAATTATTTTTTGAGCTTTCTCCATTGCTTTCTGTAACTCTTGTTGTTTACAGAATTTCAATGCTTTTTCTTGGACAAATAGTGTCCCTTCAAAAGGCGCATCTTTAACTTGTTTTAGTGTGTCCAAAACAATTTTTTGCACCAATTCTTGTGATATTTCTGACTTGACTAATTGTTCTATCGTGTCAAAAGAAGGTGTTGATTCATACTTTTTGTAATACTCTTTTATGAGTTGGCTAATAATTTTGAAATACTTGTTGTCGAAATAATTACCATCCAGGACATCAATTATAGTGTTTGAAAAGTTCTTGTCTACAATTAACTGATTAAGTAATTGTATCTGAAATGTGTTCCCTAAATAGTCAAAATTTTTCTTCATAGTATTTGTTCGGGTAAACCCCTTTTATTAATAAATATCTTTTAAGTCGTGCGATAATCCAAATATTCGTAAGATAATCTGTAATCTGAAAAGATGTCAGTGAGGCCTCTCAAGATTTCTTTCAGATATGGTCTTACATCAACCGTATACCTAACTTTTGGTGGAAACATTTTTCCGTCAAAAATTCTGTGACAAATTGTCTGTTCTCCCAACTTAACATACAGATTAAAATACTCAGCATCTTCTGTATAAGATGTGTTCATAACTGCGGGGTCGTGAATGATTGCTTCCATATTGTCCATCATATAGACAACTGTTTTCATCTTCAATCCGTACAATAACGTGTCCTTTGTGTCCTTCAAAAACTCATAAAGTTCATACGAGTTCTTAGCCTTTGGGTTAAACCCTCTCACATTGAAAAATCTTTGTACAATGATGTTGTCATTCAATGTTAAAAGAAACTCAAGTTTCGTGCTGTCTTGTTCTTTGTTCATATTTCTATTTTTAATTGTGATTCGTTTTTGATGAAGTTTTATCTTCTTTATATGGGTAGTAACGAATTCCGTTTAGTTTAACAGATTCAACTGTGTGTCCCATTTCATTTTTTATTTCTATCTTCTTTAATGAGTTTGTACTGTAATAAATTCCATCAACAAAGATGGTCTCATCATCAATTCTTTTTAAACTGTTCATAATTTTCTTTTTTCCTTTCTTGTTAATTTTAAAAATGGTTTAAGGAAATTAACCCAAGCATTATCATCTTTCGGTAAGTACTTGAATAATCCGTCAGCCATCATCATCTTCATTAGATTTTTATATCCCCTATCCGTCGGGTCAATTTTTTGTTTATAAACTTCTTCAACTAATACTTTTGCCTCATCTGTAATTAGGGGGTTTCCTAAATCAATTATTTTTAGATTTGTATTATAAAACTCTTCACCAAGTATACCATTTTTTGAGTGTCCAGTCAAAATTTTACCAATAATTTTTGGAACTTTCTTTTCCTGTCCGATAAGTTTGGCGTTCTCCAAAATTTCGGTTATACTGCAAGATTTCTCCTGTAACATAGGAAATAACTTAACCAAAGTTTTTACACCAAGTCCATCAATACCAGAAATATTATCTGACGTATCACCAACAAACACCTTCGTCAGTAATACATTTTGATGGGGGATATTAACTTTATCAAGTAATATCATATCACCTAATTTATAGTATTCTTTCTTAATAGGATAGTAAATTTGGACTCTTTCTGATATGAGCTGTGTAAAGTCCTTGTCTCCTGAGAATATGGTTATATTCTCATCTAATGCAATCTTACAGTATTGTGCTATTAAATCGTCGGCTTCATTATTTGGAACTTCAACTTGTCTAACAAATACTTCTTCCAAGTATTGTTTAACTCTTTGTCTTTGATGGAGGTAGGATTCGTATTGTTCCTCACTCATCTCGTTTTTTCTTTGTACTTTATAGTTAGGATACATCTCTTTTCTAACCGATGTATTGGACTCGCTGTCCCAACAAACAATTACCTTGTCGTAATTGCTTTCCTCTAAATGTTTTCTGATTGTATTAATGAAATGATATATCCCACCGATATGCTCGTTCTTATTAAATAAATCCCTAACCCCATTATAACCTATCATATACAGGTTATTTCCATCAATTAAAAGTGTCTTCACTTAATCATTTGTGTGGTGATAAAATATTGTTTCTGATTAAGTATAGTTGTAAGTAATAGGTAAGTCAATTTTATTTTTTTTCTTTACCATTTTCTTGAGTAGCATATTTAATACCCATAATTGTACCAACTATTGAAAAAGCGTTTGTTAAAAGGACACTAAACATATTACTCCAAGTTGAACCAATAATTTGCGTTTCCTTTCCCATCACAATTGCCATCCAATAAAGAGAAGTTGTTACAAGACCCACACCTATTATTACCGATAATGCACATTTAACTATTATTTTTATTAACTCACTTTGA